GACCATTGCCCTCTTAGAGCGTGGCTCCAGGGTCATGTCAGCCATACATAAAAGATTGTATGTGGCGCTTAAACAAGAATTCACTTTACTCGCAGAAGTATTTAAAACTTATTTGCCACCAGAATATCCTTACGATGTTGTAGGTGCACAAAGAAGTATTAAAGTTTCAGATTTTGATGATAAAATAGATATAATCCCTGTTGCGGACCCAAATATATTTTCACAATCACAAAGAATAACTTTAGCTCAAACAGAATTACAACTTGCAATGTCAAATCCTGGTATGCATAATTTATATGAAGCGTATAGAGATATGTACACTGCAATTGGTGTTAAAGATGTAAACAGAATCTTGCCACCACCTCAGCCACCTATGCCAATGGACCCAGCTGCAGAAAATATTTTAGCTATGACTGGAAAACCTTTTCAAGCATTTAAAGGTCAAGATCATAGAGCTCACATAACTTCGCATTTAAATTTTATGGCAACGAATATGGTTAAAAATAATCCTATGATTATGGGTGCACTACAAAAAAATATTTTTGAACACATATCTTTAATGGCACAAGAACAATTAGAAGTAGAATTTAGAGAAGAGATACAACAATTAATGCAGTTACAACAAATGGCACAGATGAATCCTGCTATGGCGCAGTCTCCTGAAATTCAACAACAGCTTTTATCTTTAAATTTAGCAATTGAATCAAGAAAAGCTAAATTAATTTCTGATATGACACAAGAATTTAAAGATGAAGAGAATAAAATTATGGGTGATTTTGGAAATGACCCTGTTGCTAGACTAAAAGCAAGAGAATTAGACCTTAGAGCAATGGATAATGAACAAAAACGTATGCAAGCAGACGAAAGATTAAATCTAGATAAGTCTAGAATGATGATGAATCAAGATTTACAAGAAGAAAAGCTTGATCAAAACGAAGAATTGGCTAAACTAAGAGCTAATACATCGATTCTGCTGGAAGTAAGATTTACGCTAACAAGCAGAGAACGAAAATGGCAATGTCTGATGCACAACTAATGCATGCAGAAAAAATGGCCCGTGGTGAGGAGCAATACCAGGGTAAATTGCTAGAAGCCCGACAATCAGACTGGAAAGACGAGGCAGTTTTGATAATTCTCAGTTTGCCCGTGTTGGTGCTCGCATATGCAGTTATATCAGATGACCCAACTGCAATGGATAAGGTAAAATTATTCTTCGAGATGTTCTCGCAGCTTCCGTCATGGTTCACCAACTTGTGGATCCTTGTCGTTGCGTCGATTTATGGTATAAAGGGAACGCAGATATTTAGAAACGGAGGGAAAAAATAATGAGCATTAAAAGAAAATTAAAAAGAGCTATTAAAAAAGTTGCACCAATAGTAGGATTAGCAGGTGGCTTAGCTTTACTTAATAAAGGTAAAGGAATGGAAATGTCAAACATTAGCGTTGACAGTGGAAGAGGCGGAGATAGCGCTAGCGCAATGGCAAGATCCATCGCTAATAGACCTGAAAAAGTTTTTCAAGATGATATAATGAGAGGTGGAGCAGGTGTTAAATTTATGCCTAAGAGAAACCCAAAATCTATACGTGTTGAAGGAGAACCAATAAGTCCATTTGGATTTC